TGCCGTTCAGGAAGCCGCCGAAATACAGGCCGTCCGAATAATCGAAACGCCGCCTGCTTTGCGGAGCGGACGGCGCTTTGTTTTGCTTGACGCTGGATATATCGCGGCTGCAAAAGCCGCACATTCCAATATCTCCTGCTTGTGGGTCAATAATCACGGCGTTACTGCCGCCTTGAAGCCTCATATATGGCACATTGAAGATAACGCCGTGTGGAATCACGCCGCCGCTGCCATCTATCTGTGATACCAGCGGCTGAACGTCAACCATACCGACAGGGGATAGGCCGCCGCCTTTTACGGCTACGACCTTTACAAGCGTTACCGTCTGAAGCCTCGACAGGATACTTTCAACGATATAGCCTATCTCGCCTTGCCCGCCTCGCTGTCCCGGCTGTTCAAAGCCTAATTTATTTTGCGACATGTACCGCCTCGCTTTCCGCGTGAGCCGCTTTGATAAAAACTTCCCATTTACCGCTAGGGCTGTACGATTCGAGCGTGATATTCATGCCGAAAACGCGCCATTTGCCGTTACAGGTAGGGATAATGCTGTCCTCAATCTCAACCAAGCCGCCAAACCGCAAGGCAGGGTCATAAAGGCAGGAAAACTGAACGCCTATCAGGTCAGGCACTGGATAACCAATCAAGCCAGTAGTAGGCTTAATTACCGGCACTTCAACCATGCGCGGCGCACCTTTGGGCGCGATTGCAATCGTGTCATTGTCAATATACAAATCCAAGTCGGCATTTTTCGCCAACATCTGCACCGTGCCCAAAGCTGAATCAGGCAAATACTGATTGCTCAATTTCGCCGTTACGCCGTTATTCTCAAATGCCATGCCCATATCCCCGGCAAGCTGAGAAATGGCTTCCGGTACATCTATCACGCCCTCAAAACTTCGCGGCGGTGTTGGCACGATTTGATGATAGTAGCCTGTGCTACTCTCGATATTCAGGCAGACATCAGGCGCTGAACTAAAATCAGGCTTGGCAAACGTGATGTTGCCTTTGTAAACGACAGACATTTTGTCTTTGTCGCCTGCTTCGATTTGGATCATGTTTTGCAAGGCTTCTTTTGTGTTCCATTGAACCCTGAGCAACGTCAGCATATTGCTCAATTTCAGCCCGAAAATACGCACGTTTGCGGTCGGCATTACTGAACCGTTGCCATAGTTGATACGACACTCAGTCCGTAGGCCGTCAAAAACAAGCGTATTGTTTCCGTCTCCGTCAAAGTCTTTATCTTCGCCGGACAAGATGATTGTTACCTTGATTCGTTTCTCTTTCAGACTAGGCATTTTTTACCCACCTTAAGACGTAACGTTTGCCCAATCCGCCGAAAACAGGGTCATCATTATCCTGCAAATCCTCAAAGTACAATTCCCCCACGAATGGGCGGAAAGATTCATTGACGATTGGCTCTTTGTTCAAACACACGCGCCCACTGACTACCGGCACACGGTTTGCTTTCACGTCAATATACAGCTTGCCAAGTCGCATAGTCAGCGCAATATCTACTTCCTGCTTACCCAGCGTTACAGACAACTTTTGCGACCTCTCGTCAGCAATCGGAATGGTATAAACTTTCATATCAACCACCTGTGACCTGTGTTGCGATTTGAGACAATACGGTTTCTTTTACAGGCTCGGGCGCAGTTGCTGTTGGTGCTTCTTTCGCCTGAACCTTTCCGCCATCTGCCTGCAATCCTGCTTCTGACTTTGTTTTCCGATACTCAACCTTAGCCAAACGCACCTCTTGGAAGTGGATATTCACTTTAATCATTCGCGCACCGTTGCCAGCCTCGCGGATATAGTCGTAACCAGTGATTGAGCAGTTCGGATAGACTGCTTCAGGCGTGATAATCATAAACAAGTCGGTTGAATTGGCGAACGTGCTTAATAACGCCAAAAACGCGCCTCGCTGCACTACGCCGCCGGTTGCCTTAGTCATCATTACACTTGCCTTGAACGGCTCATTTACCTTGTTGTAGCTCGTAAAACTGCCATTCTCGATAGGCGAATTAACGACCGATGATTTGTTTTCAAATCGAACTGAAGCCACGTTGTCAGCCAGCAACAAAGGAATACCGCGCTGATTGAAAATGCCCCACTTTTCGCCGAAAACCAAGTTAATCAGTTGCGCACCGCCGAAGCTAATCAAGGCATTGCCGATATTGGGCGGCAACTTTGGCACGTTAGGTATGCCGACACTGTTCCACTTCATATAAAACTCCAGTAAACAAAAAAGGCCGTCTGAAATCAGACAGCCTCTTTGTTTTGGTTACATCTGCGCTACTGCGTACTGATTGGCGCGGCTATTCAGGCCGTCCATCGCGTCTTGCATATTACCCCGAACGGTGCTTGCACTGGTTTGGACGTTGATACCGCCGTTTACCGTGATTTGCGTGTTTTGGGTATTGCTGACTTGATTAGGATTGGCCGCATTACGTGAAGCCATGATGCGCCCCTGTTGGTTGTTCAGGTTTTGCGCTACCGCCTGACCGCCCAAAGGACGTGACATCATGCCGCCGTTGCTTCGGTATGCCATCATTTTGTTAATACTGTTGACATATCCCTGCGTTTCTTTGGGCATATGGGCAAACCAGCCTGTACCGTACTGCTTGATGGCCTTGTCAAGATTGCCATTGCCCCAGTTATACGCTGCAAGGGCTTTACTATGGTCGCCGTTGTAATGCTTCAGCAACCATTGGAAGTAACGCGCGGCGGCATCGCTAGAAGCGTCAAAATCCCACTCCCTGCCTGAAATGCCGTAAGCTTTGGCTGTGCCGGGCATGAATTGGAAATGACCTTTCGCACCAGCGGCAGAAGCCTTTTTCATGTTGCCTTTGCGGCTCTCCTGCGCCCAAACCGCATAAAGCATATGTTGCGGAATACCATACCTTTGACTTACGGCAGACAGTCTGCTATCGGCATTTGCAACAGTATCTTTAGCGTTGATTTTATTCAGCCAATCTTCGTTACCTGTGACGGCAATGGAAGATTGAGCAGGGCGGTTGATACCGCGCCCCCTGAAGTTTCTCAAAGGGTCAACGATATTTACTTCAAAATTACGATGCGCAAGACTTTTTACATAATCCTCGACCGCCGTATATCGAACGCCTGACTTGCCGTCTTTGCCTTCCCCTGACGTACTTTCTGCAATGTATTTCTTTCCGTTGATTACCACGACCGTGCCAGTATGCCCGATGTTGTGATAACGACCTTTGGCATGATTCCCGCGTGATTCGCCCCAAACCATGCCAGCCTCAAGCTTGGAAATATCAATATTTGCCCAGCCTCTAGCATTTTGAACCAAGCGGCCTTTCGCCACTTCGCTCTGAATAATGCCAGCCGCGCCGCCCGAAGCATTGATTCGGGCTTGTGATGCTTCCTTGCCAAACTGCTTTTGCAAGTCATCTACGACAGCCTTATTGATTGCATCAACAAAGCCAGAACAGTCAATCTTGCCAGTCTTGATGTTTTTTGAACCCATCTGATAGGTAACATCATCCCATGCCTGCACAAGCTGACCGCCCACATCAGTGCCGACATTGCGGACATTATTGCCTGATAACGTGCCGACATTATGGCCAGTTGCTACGTCAACAGTGCCGGTAATCCTATCCCATGCACTGCCTGCAAATGACTTCACGGCTTCCCAGCGGCGGTTAAATGCAACCTTGACCGCTTCGCCTGCGCCTGAAAAGTCGCCTTCTTTCAATCGGTTGAAGATTTCAACAATATCCATCAAATACGGCATAAGGCCGTCTGACAGTTCAGAAGCAAGGTTTTTAAAGCCATTCATCAGCGAACCGACAGACACGGTATTACCATCAATGAAACCCTTGAGCCTCATCCAATCAAGCATACCGTTTGCCGCTTCTGACCAGCTTGTGTAACCAGTCGTCAGGTAGATGAACGACTTACCAAGCGAATCAGTGGAAACTTTTGAACTGTTGATATAACTGGTAAATTTCCCCCAATCAAACAGGGATTTGCCACCCTCTGCCCATGTTTTGTAATCGTCATACAGCAAGCCAAACGCCGTGCCCAATCCAGCTACTGCCGCAATCAATGGCGTAAACGGTGCGATAAAGGCAAACACCGCCGCCGTTGCCGTCATCAGTATTGGAATGAGAAACACGCCGATAGCCGTAGCAATGCCGAGAAACACGCCTTTTGTAACGTGTTCATGCTTAACCAAGAATCCTACAAAGCCGCTCACAATCTCCGTGAGCGTTGTCAACACTGGAATCAAGGCATTGCCTATCATCAGCTTCAGGCTTTCCCACCGCGCATTTAAGACGGCACGGGCTTCTGCGAGTTTGCGCGAGTTTTCAACGTCCGCTTCGCTTGAGTGGTACATATCGCGCTGAATCTCAAGCATACGCTCCATTTCGGCGCGGCCGCGTGAAAGCGTGTTAAATGTACCGTCATCAATGCCCATTTGTTGGGCTAGCGTGTAGGCTTGTTTGCGATCCATCGTACTGAATCGGTCTGCCAAATCAAGCATTACATCATCAAGCTTTCGGGCTTTGCCGGTACTATCCAGCAAAGAAATGCCCAAAGCGTTGAAATACGGCAAGACGGACGTGTCGCCCATCATAATCAGGCTTTGCATATCGCCTGACAGAGTTTTCATGTAGCTACTCATGCCGTTGGCACTTTCGCCTGCCATTTCAGCCACCCCTTGCCATGCGCTCAACTCTTTACGCGCCATGCCAAGATTTTTGGCAGTGGTGTCAAGCTCTCGATTCGCCTTTGCTGCGTCTGTTGCAAGCTTTGACAACCCACTAGCACCAAGCAATAAGCCAGTAAAGGCCGCAAAGCTCTTAATAGAAGCGTTTACAGTCTTTAGCAAACCTTGCATAGAAGCATCGGCTTTTTGCGTATCTACTACGCTTTTACGCCGTGCTTCTGCGCTTTCTTTGGTCGTTTTCGCGGCTGTTTTTTCAGCTTTCTCGACTTTGGCAACAGAACGCTCTAAGCGGTCGTACTGCTTTTCTGCTTTAGCTGCTTCGCCTGAAAAATTGGAAGAATCAATGCCAAGCTCAAGAAACAAGGTGTCTATAACAGTCGCCATAATTAAACCTTTCAGACGGCCTGTCGCCGTTTCTCATACTGTTGGCGGTTGTAGCCGTCTATACTCAAAACTTCCCATAGATTCAAAGCATCTTCAAAGCTGTAAACCGTTTGCAGTTCGTTCAAAGTACATAACCGACTAGATACCAAGCCACCAATAAGCGCGGACAGGTTTAAATACTCCATATCCGCGCCGCCATCTCCAAAACCTAAATCAGGCCATTGCCTTGTTGCAAAAAATCAATGTGAAGATTGAATACCTCCTTTCGGAACATCCACAAGTTTTTGAAATCTTCGACATCGCCAAGATTCAAATCAAGCGGACGAGGCTCGCCGCCTTCAGGGATAAATTCAACACAATTCAGCAGTTCATCAAGCAAAGGAAGTGCAGTTTCAGGCGGAATCTTGCCAAGTGCGGAAAACGCTACTTTAGCCAATCCCATCATACCCTCATTGGCTTCTGCAACATCAATGCCTGCTCCGGCCAAAGCCAGCAAGACACGCATTGACCAGTTGTCAATCTTCGCAGCCGGCATTTCGGTAATTTTGAATTTCTTACCGTTGTCGCGGCCGCCCTCAATCGTTACGGTTTTGGATTTCAAAGACATTAGGAAATTTCCTCTTCAGTTACAACGCCCAAGTTGAATGTGAAGCTACCGGCATCCATGCGTTTCTTGGCACTGAAACCAGCCAAGTTGATCATGAAGCCTTTGGCAATGCGGCGAATACCCAATGATGGAATATCCACCTGAAACTCAAACGGGAAGGTTTCCATCTGCTCAGTCATGCGCTCGTACATTTTGGCAAAGTGGGCGCGTGTAGGGCTGTTTGCTTCAAACGTGATTGTCAATTGGTGTTCATGTTGGATATACGCGCCGGACTGAATACCATCCACGCCCATGACGGTCTCGCCGATGGTTGCATCGGAAAAATCAAACGCGGAATCAGTTTTGTAGCCTTGAGCCTGTACAAATTGGTCGGTATAGCCTTTTGCTTTCCACAGCAGCACGCTATTGGCTGATGTGAGGGTTTTAGGTGCAATTTGCGGTGCCATATTTTTACCTCAAAAAATTAGGCCGCCTGTTGTTTTAGACGGCCTGTAAGTTACAGAATGTTGATAGAACCCATGTTGACGGAATGAACGCTACCGCCATCGGTGTACCATAATTTAATCGGCATTGATTCACGGTTGCCGCGTGTTTGCGCAGATGCTTTACCGACATACAGGTAATAACCGCGCGCTTCGATTTGAGTAGCGGCATCTACACCAGCCTCATTGTTGATGATTGCGCGTTGTTGCTCCGACAGGTCAACGCCTGCACGGATAGAACCGAAGTTCAACGCTTCATCAATGGCGTCTTGGCAGGCGGCACGGTGCAACGCACGACCGACAGCGTTATATGGCACAGACTTGGCAGAAGTGAGCATAGTCATCAGTGCAAGCTGTAACTGGCTGTTCAAGCGGATTTGGTTTACATAGTTATCAAGCCATTTCCATTTACCAGTCATCTGACCGGGATACATGAACAGGAAGCGGTCGTTAGCTGTTGCCCATGCGCCATAGAAGTTATAGCCGTTGTCTTTCAGGTTTTGCGCTTCAGTTGCATCATTTACGTCAACCTCTAAGCCTGATTGACCTTTGAAAGCAACGGTAATACGGCCTTCGCGTTCGCTGAAATCAATGGAAGCAATCGCACCGCACAAGAACGCCGCTTTATCCAAGCCACCATAAACGGCGGTTGCGCCTGAATATTGGGATTCTTTCAGCTTCGCGCCGAATGATGTAGTGTTACCGGCTTGCAGCGCGGCGGCTTCTTTGCCCCAGCCGACATACAGGAAGCGCTCGTTTTGCAAATTCGACCATTTAGCCAAAGCCAATTTATCTTCAATGGTCGGCTCTTCAATGGTCGTAAACGTCGCAAAGTTCAATGTAGCGGCGGTCAAGCCTGCCATCATTTCATCAACGCTTTCCGCGTTTGTGCCTTTGGAAACACGCGCACCGGCGGCTTCACTCAAGCCCAGTTTGTCGGCAATATCGCCTGTTGCAAAAGATACGGTAGATGATTTGCCGGTAGTGGCCGAAACAATCTTGAACGCTTGCAGTTGCTCTTCAAACTCAACAGTAGCAGACAATGCCGCGCCGATTTGTTGAGCCGCTTCTGAGAAGCTCGTAGCAGATTTCAGGTCAATAGACGGTGCTTTCTTTTCTGCGCCGTCAATCGTTACGTTCAATGAGCCTTTAATCTTCTTCAGTTCGGCAAGACTGGTAGTCTTGACACTCGCACCAAGCAGATAGCCAGCTTCAGCCACGCTGTTCAATGCGTAGAAATACAGACGGCCTGGCTTTTTGTTTGATCCGTCAAAGCCTTTGAAGTATATTTGAGCGGCTTTATATTCGTCCGAAGAGAAGCCGAAATGCTCGCCAACAGATTCAGCCGTTGCAAACAGCAGGGCTTGACCTGTTGGGATATTGGCATTTTTACTCAAGAAAACGGCGTTAAGCGCAAGAGGGGAACCGCCTGAACTCAACACCGATGGATTCACGCTCACAATTTGTGAGGCAGGAATTGACTTAAACATTTAATTTCCTTTTATGATGGAATACGATTAATCGAAACAGACGCGCTCTCAATAAAGTCTTGCGTATGTGTAACAGTAGCGTTATAGGTCAGACTTGCCGTGATACTCCAACGCGCTTCAAATTCCTGCTCTTCGTTTGTGAGTGGAATATATCGCGCCTCGTCCGTGTATAAAGGCTGACACACTTCCAACCGTTCGCAAGCATGAAAATCACGCCACAAGGTTGAGAAAATGCGCACATTACGACCTGAATCAACGCCGTAGAAATCAAGCTGCATAGCCACTTCTATGCTTCTTGTAACGTCTGTAAGCCCATCTAAAGGCTTCCATTCGTTTATCTGCGTGTTCATTTCCGATTCACGGATAATGTTCATCAGGATAAATGGCGCATTGGGAAGCGGCACATTGTTGGAATAGCCCTGTATCACTTCGCAATCAGGGAACAATCCAAGCAGATACCGCCTTACGTCCTTGTAGATTTCAGACTGTGTAACGCTTAATGTTGCCGCCATACCACCACCTTGCACCAATCAGGCCATGATTCGGAAACGGACTTAATCAGCCACTCTGTCGGCTCTGTTTCACCATACGGCGCAAACACCAACTTATCCGAACCTTTACCGGCAATGCGCCGCAATACCGAGAATTGACCCGTTACATACACGTTGAGCATATGCCCCTGTTGCAACAATCCGTCAAACTCTTGCCGCTCCTGACTGCTTAGGCTTTGCGTCTGAATAGTGACCGTTTCAGATTCATAATCAGCCGTCCGTGCGCCTGCTTCGTCTGTTTTATAGCCATTATTCAGCAACAGCGTTGCCGTCATGTTTGGATTGACCGCGCGTGTCACGCCGTTTGCAATAGCTCTCAAATTCATAGACTTCCTTTCGCCTATTCAACAACTTCGCTTTGAATCGCCTTCCATAAGCCGTCCGTGTCAATCAATGGCTTATTAAAGCCTTTTTTCTTCACGGTTGACGGTGCGTTTTCAGGCTCGTTGAAGTTCTGAATCGTCTCGACAATATCGCCTTTCACGCCATCGCCAATCAACGCCAAAGCTCTGCCGACATCTCCGTCCGTGTGTTGCAATATGCTTGCCGCGTTGTCCGCCCATTCGTCCTGCTTCTCCGCTATCGTGTTGCGGAAAAAAGGACGTGCCGGAATGGTAGCCGTGCCGTATTCATTCCAGTAGGCCACCTGTGCCACGCTTACATCGCCTTTCCCATCTTTGGCAGGGTATGTTTGCGTTTCCAAGATACCGACCCGAACCGTACCGCCTGCCGCCTTACTGACGGCATTTCGCAAGGCTGAACGGAACTTACTACCGCCGCGCATAACAACCGCCTGGAACATATCGGAAAGCGCGGTATTTTGCCGTCATCTGCCAGTAGGTCAAACCCCATGGCGTTTGAGCGAACCATGCCGCCTTACCACTGACACCCGACAAATCCGCGCTGACCGATACGCTACCCTCTGTAGCCGAACCGATACGGCCAACCAAACCGCCTTGTTCTGCTCTTTCGTCCAAAGCGGCTAAATGGCGCATCAACAACATCAGCAACCGTTCACGCTCGCCCAAGTCTTTCACGACACTGCAATCAGTGTTATTGAGTAGCGTTTCAGCCTGAGCGAACCACCAGTCAAGCCGTACATTGGGCGTGTCGACAAATTGCGGGTAAACCTCGCGGAAAGTGTCGGGATTAAATACCACCACGCCCATGATGTTACTCGTCTGCTTTGGTTACGCCTGCATTGGGCGCATTAGGGTCAACTGCTTCCAAGCCGGTAGCGTTATCTGCTTTTTCCGCTGCTTCTGCTTTGGTATCAGCCGCCTTGTCATGGGCGAAAATAAAGCCGTTGCGAACCATTGCGCGGTCTGCGTGGGCTTCCATCCAAGCGTCGAAAAATTCAGCGTCAACGTCATAGGTAATACCATGACCGCCAACCAAGCGCGAACTATTCGCACCGTTAATTTCAACAGCTTGGCCGTTCAGTTCGAGAATCAAACCGTTTGGCAGTTTGCAACCAACGGTAACAGTTTTGCTTTTTGTGTTTTTTGCCATTTAGCCAGCTCCTTTTAGCTAACAGTCATTGTTGAGATACAGAATGGGCGGTAAATGATTGCGCCCCAAGTGCCTTGAGATTTCTTCTGTTTGATAGAAGAGGCTTCCAGCACCATGTTGTGCGCACGCATTTTTTCGGTAAATGCACAGTCCAAAGTACGTTGGCCGTCCAATTCTTCGACAATCAGTTGCACGGTTTCGCCACTTGCCGCTGAGTATTCCGGGATGGTCTCAACGCGCAAGTTAGGGAAGTTCTTTTTCAACTGGTCAATAACATTGACGTTGTATTGGTTGGTTTTGGTCAAATCAACGCTTGCAGTAGGGCTACACACCAGCAACAGAGGCGTATTCATATCAATCTTACCGCCTGTCTGTTTCAGCAGTGTTTGGAACAGTTTGCGGATAGATTCATACACTTCTTCGCCTGTTGAGCTTGCCCAAGTCTTAGCGGCAGCGGTAGAAGCCGGTAATGATGGGTCATTCAACACGCCGTAGTTTTGCAAGCCTTTCACGCCAAACAAATACGTTTTGTTTTGGAAGCGGTTCAGGGCATTGATAGAAGCCTCGTTTACGCGGGCAACATAGTCAATCTTCGCTTCACCGGCACGCGCTACTTCACGCTCACCCCAACGGGTGAATACTTGGTAATGGTAGCTTTGACGTTGTGGGAAGTTCACGTTTACGCCGCTTACGCCGTTGTTGTTGTAGTCGCCATAAGAGGAAACCTCGCCGGTAGGCTCAACAGTCATGAAAGTAGCGGTTTCAGTCGTCCAGTCGCCTTTTTTCATTTCGCCGAAAACTTCGGCGGCTTTGGTAGGCTGCAAGATGATTTCAATCAGTTGAGGGTCAACATAATTCAACATCCATGCTGGAATACCGCTGTTACCTACGGTAGTTAAGCCGGGCTGTGCGTCCATTGCCAAAGCTGCTGCGACTTTATCGTCCATCAGCTTCTTGCCGCCGCCCATAAAGACGATGCCGGCATCGCGTTCCAATTGGTTAAATGTTCGATTCATTGATTACTCCCAAGAAGTGATTTTTGCCAGTTCGCCTGCACCTGCGGCTGAGGCTACTTTGAATTTAGTCAGGGTATAACCTGATTCAGTAGTGTAGCCGGATGATTTCAATGTGCCATCAGTGTCTTTGGCAAATACGTTTTGACCGATAACGGCACCAGCAGGGAAGCGCGCCCAAAAGTCGCCGCCAGTCATCAGGGTCATGGCTTGACCTTTCAGAATGGTGTTGCCTTGTTCATTCAAGAAGCCGGTAATGCTTGCTTGTTGTTCACGATGTACAAAGCCGATACGACCGCCGGTTGTTCTACTGTTGCTCACTTTGCCGTCTGCGTCTGCCCATGCAAACACGCCGACAGTAACGCCGCTATCGCCTGCTACCAAAGCACCCTCGCCAGCCAGCATAGAGGCGTTAGGGTTTGCAGAAGCAAAATCCCCTGCAACGGCAGGGGCTTGATATGGATTTACTACTTTTTGGAATGGCATGTTTTAACCCTTTCTGATTCGATTCAAGCCTTTAAACTGCTTGCTTGCTGAATTTGCGCTGTCCATAGCGATACCGCCTTTAGACTTGCCAATCAAGCCGACCATTGCGCGATATGCAGATGGGTGAACACCAGCAACATCTACGCCATGTTGTTCAAGCGCGAATTTGTAAACATCTTCTGCGCTGTCCATGGCCACATCGCCGACCAAGTGAGCAACATCACGTTGCGCCTGTGCCAATGCTTGAGCGCGTTTGCGTTCAGCGGCAACGGCTTTGGCAATCGCTTTATCCATCGCAATTTTCATCATTGCGCGGTCTTGAGCTTGCGCCGGTTGTTCTTGAGGTTGTTCAGATTCGTTGGTTTCATCTTCATCAGTAGCCACTTCTTCAGATTCAGATTCAATATCTTCATCTTCAACAGTTTCATCTTCATCAGTGCCAACTTCTTCAGCATCTTCAGGCGGCAATTCCTCGCCGTCATCTTCCGCTGTCTGAACTTCGTTAGTCAGTGAGCCGATAACCTGCAACAGTTCATCAGGACTCAATTCAGCATCTTGAGCCATCAAAGGCTCTAATACTGACTTGATACGCTCTTGCGCACCTTTCTTCAGTTTCATAACGTTCCTTTCGTGAAATGGGTCTGCATCGCTTACTACAACATCACGCCCCGCCCGACCCACATCGACAAGGGCTACATGGTTTCCGATAATATCGCGCATCACGCCGTCGTAA